TTTGGCAAGAATCCTGAAGCAATACAGCAGGCGAAAGGCGGGATAGAGGACTTGTACCGGCAGAGCGTTGTCGATCCGCAGACAGGAAACATAGACCCTGCTGCGCACGCGCGCTTCATGGCGCAACACTCACGTCAAATCGCCATTATGGACAAGGCTGGAATGGGAATAGGAGAGCGTCTGGCTAATGTCGGACAAACAGCGCAGGAACTTCAAGTAGTGCAGAAAACGCTTGCGCAAAAGGCTGCGCAACTGAAATACGACACCGTTGGAGACATGCAGGCAGCCGTGCTTTCGTCACCAATGAAAATGGGCATGGCTCTACGCGAAATGGACAGACCAGGGAAAGCCGCGCTCGCACGTTCTATTCTTGAGGAAGCATGGCAGCCTGTTAAAAACGGTGATACCGAATCAGGGGCCAAGATGCTAGATCATCTGGTGAAGAATGAACGCACCATCAAGATGGCTATGTCCGCAGCGGAAGGCTCGCAAGTCGCGCAAAAGCACTTCTCAGACATACAGGACATTGCAAAGACAGTGCAGATGATCGAGGCTGCCAACGTGCGCGGAAAGATGGCCCCCGGCATAGGTAACGACCCACTGAAAGCAGCGACAGGCGTAAGTATCCCTACAATATGGTCACAGACGCGCGCTGTCATGCAGGGAAGGCAGGGCGTAGGTACAGCGGTAGCGATGATTTCAGGCCCGGTACTTACCCGTCTTTCTCAGGTTCAGTTCGATGCAGTAATGAACCGCGCCTTGCACGACCCACAAACAGCAGTGGCGCTACGCGACTTCCTCAATTCCAGTCCTGCGCAGGCCAATGCAAAAGGGGCAGGATTGCTTCACGTTCTGGATGTAGCGAAAACGATGGCGACGAAAGCGCCAAGATTGCTGGCAAAGTATTGGATAGGAACACCTAACTATGGTCCCAATGCCGCGACGATAGCGCCAGTCCTTGCGAAAGAGGGAGCAAACTCCGTTTCAGACAATCAAAATGCAGCGCAATAAGGACTCAACATGGCAGCCTCGCAACTAACCGGCCTCACGTTCCGCGAAGTGGATGCAGACGGAAATCCGCTGGTAGGGGGATTGGTTTACGCATTCCAGGCAGGCGCGCACGCCGTTCCGCTGGACACGTTCACCGACTATGCCGGCGGGACTCCGAACCAGAACCCTGTCGTTTTGGACGCGCGCGGAGAGGCGCAGATATGGATGGGGGCAAACCCATACTATTTCGAGGTTAAAACGGCTGCTGGTGCACTAATCCGAACGGTTGACAACGTGAATCAGCCGAGCGCTGGTACGGTAGCATTTGGTTCGTCAGAGTCTTTCGCCGCATCCGCTAGTCCTTGGACTGTATCCGATGTTGCTGCGACAAGAATATGGAAGATCGAGATTGACGGCCGTGGCTTCCGCCTAAACAATTTCACCATCACCAACGGCGGCAGGACAGCCACGCCAACTTTCTCCCTCGTCGGCATGAACCTCGTGGACATTTTCTACATCTAGGACACACATGAAAAAACTTCTTGCTGCCCTCCTCCTCGCATGCATCTCCCTGGACGCCTTGCCGCAGGTGCCACAGGTCTATCCGTCAATGATGCGGCCAACGTGGGGCTTTGCCCGCAAGTCTCCCTGCACCGTTGCAGGGCAGGCATTGGGGGATGTGTGCGGCAGTAATCCGCCAACGTGGCACATCACGCCGGATCAGTGCGGCCATGTGTTCAGCACGAGCCAGGTGCGCAACTCCGACGGCAGCCTTAGCACGAAGGGGATAAAGTACACCTTGCCGACAGTGGCCGAACTCCTGGCAGCAGGTTTCGGGCCTGTGCCCGGTAACAGCGGGGCAGCGGGATTTACGAACAGGGAAGCGCAGTGCGATATTCACTTTGTCATGGGCGCTCCTGGGCCTACGAACTACCTGCGCGTCGGTCTAAGCGGCTTGCTGCTCGTGGACAAGATCACGGCCTTCGCTCAGACTGGCTACGACATCGCCAACGGCGAACTCGTATATCCGTACAGCGTCCCGAATGTCGTTTCTTTCTTCTGGAATGGAACCTCATGGCTGACCCGCGAAGCCACGCCTGCGTTTGCCGAACTAATGGGCATGGGGCAACTGAACTCGCACGGGCAGGGCCGTTTGTTCCAGGTGACGGCGGACCCTTCGTGGTGGACGGCTGGCAGCAGGATCGGGGCGCTGGCGTTCTGTCCAAACAACGGCAGGGGATTCGTCGCCAACTCCAACGGCGGGTTCCAGCTTACCCTTCTGCCGATTCAATGCGTGTTTCGGGAGAATCAGCTTGGTGCATCCACAACCGACTTGATCGTTGTCCGCAATATCACAGGCGGCTCGGTCACTGCTATTGCGGCAGGCGCGGCCTACGGCGGCGGAACAGCGCCGAATGGCGTTGCTTATGGCGCAGGAAACTACGTCGTGCTGACAGTCGGAACCACGTTGGCGTTCGCTTCTGGCAATACCATCGAAGTCCACAACGTCCAGTCGAACGGCGGGACTGTCATAGAAGGGAAGTGGATCGGGAAACTGATCGACGCTACCCACATCGAACTGCACCAGAGCATTGACGACGGTGTAGGCGGCGGCATATCCAATGTCGGCCCGCCTTCCTCGTTCGTTGCCGCAGACACGATATTGCAGGCCGTGAGCGGGCAGGCGTTCAACTACACCGCCCTTAGTTCTGCCAACATTGCAGGAGGTCGTGAATCCAACCCAGTCACCGCGACGGAGCGCGAAGCCACTGGGCACGATTACACTGTTATCGGGGTCGCAAGGTATCTGACCGGCACAGGCTATCAGGACACGGCGACAAACAGGCTCGTTGCGTCGTACTTCAGCCCAATCGACAAGAAATGTCAGACCGTTTTCAGCACGGATCGCACCGTAACCAGCCTTACCTTTGTCGAAGTCAATTCGGAAATACGCTGCAATTTCGTGTTCATCAACGGGGTAAGCCAGACCCTCGTGAACCTCGGAGATACCGGACGCAGGGTGCGCTACTCGGCAACCGTTGGCGTTGGCAACGGCACGGCGAGCGACGGTTGCGAGTTCGCCGTAGCCTTCGACGGGACTACCGCAGAGGCCGAAGTCGCCGGATTTGTGAATCCGGCTGGTGTCACTGGCGGCCGGCAGACTGTGACGGTAACGGGCGCGAAGGTCGGGCTCACCGAGAACAACCACTACATTACCCTGCTCGCAAGAGCCGTGACCGGGGGCACGTGTACGATCTACGCCGCATCGACGACGTTGACGGCGATGGTGTGGCAGTAGGAGGGAAGGATGTCCGACTCCGAAGATGACCGCCTGCGCGCGTATGAGCGTGACGCCGAGGCCGACCGGCGGCGGGCTGCGATCGACAAGGACGTGCGGACTGCGACAGAAATAGTCAGGTTGCAGGAGCAGGTTACAGGTCACGGCGAAATGAACAAACAGCGGTTCGATCAGATCGACGGGGCGGTGAAAGAGGTAAAAGACGACGTGCGGAAGGTGCGTGTAGAGGTCAACGAGCGGATCGACAAGCACGAAATCGACGAAAAGGCAGATTTGAAGCCGCACCTTGAAAAGCTCGACACCGTGCGTAGGCTCTCCTGGATGGGCCTGATGTTGATTCTCGTGCTTTCGGCACTCATTCCGGTTGCGCTATTCATCATCGACAAGACGTTTAATCCGGCACCGAGTCAAGCGGTGCAGGCCAAATGAAATGGATACTCGCTCGCCTTCGAAACCCCTGCAAACCGACCTGGCAATCCGTGATGTTCGGCTCGATGGGAACGGTGATCTTTCTGCTGTCGTGGTGGATATTGAACATCTATCAGTACAGGTATTCGTACTGCGGGCCGTGAAATGCGCCATACGACGCCGACCCTGCCAACACTAAAAGCCGGGATTAATGCGGCGCAAGTACGAAAGACCATGCGCGAACGCGAGGCCGAGTTCAAGCGGTTGCGGGCGCGGGTGAAGGAGTTGGAGGCCGAGGTTGAAACGCTGAAAATGGAACGCTCGAAGGTTCGATGCCTGCTGAAGGGGCGAACGCCGTAGTTTAACGAAAGGAGAAATATCATGAGTCTCGGGCTATTATTTTGGATACTTATCTTGCTTTGGGTGGTCGCGTATGGAATTGGCTGGAACGCTGCACCGGCGCCTTGGCCTACTCGCTTTCCAAACCTGCTGCTGTTCGCCCTTATCGTTGCGCTCGGCTGGCATGCGTTTGGTGCTCCGATAAAGTGATGCCATGCTCGAACTGCTGATCGTCATACTGCTGGTCCTGTGGCTCGGCGGCTTCGCGCTGAACGTCGGCGGCGGGGCGGTCCACCTCCTGCTGGTGATCGTGCTGATCGTGGTGATCATCAGGCTGTTGCAGGGGCGCGGGTTGTGACCGAGCAGCGCAGCACCGACCTTGATCCACGGTGGGAGGCAGCCGATGTGCTGGCCACCATCTACACGCTTGGCTATCTGTCGATGGTCGGCGCGACGATGTGCCTATCGATTCCAGAGCCGAACCAGCAGATCGTGAACACGCTGGTATCGCTCATGTCCGCAATCCAGCTCGGGATTGGAAAATTTTACTACGATGGATCGAAGGCGGACAAACAAGCGCAGAAAGCCGCCGTAGTGCAACAGGCGCGAACGTCAAGCGCGATTCAGGAGATAGCCAAGGGAGCAGCCGTAGCGCCACTTCCGCCGGCGCCAGCGGCACCGATTTCGGCGGATAACACTGAAACACCAACGAAGGAGATACCATGAAGCTACGAAATGCACTATGGGCAATTACGATGGTCGCAATGCTCTCGGCCTGCGCGCAGTTGGGCGTGCCGACAGCAACGACCTTTAACGAACGGCTGGCCGTCGGATACGGCACCGTAACCACGGTTCGGCAGACGGCGACGACGCTGCTCACAGCGAAGCAGATCAGCGCGGACGATGCCGACAACGTGCTGAAAACGACGGACACCGCCCGGGCCGGGCTTGACGTGGCGCGCACCCTTTCCGGTACAAACCTCACGGCGGCGGATCAGAAGTTGACCGCTATCCATACCGTGCTGTCGGCCCTTTCAACTTATTTGGCTACGCGCCAGAAATGAAAACGTGTAGCATTGATGGGTGCGACAAGATTCATAGGGCACGTGGTTTTTGCAAGAAACACTATGATGGGTTGGTAAATCATGGTGATCCATTGGCCGTAAGCATAAAGCGTCCTGATGGAACTGGAAGCATCACTTCCGATGGATATCTCATGCTAACAACGCTCGATGGGGTAAAACGATTTGAACACGTGCTGATAGCTGAAAAAGCGTTAGGGCATCGGCTTCCTCTAGGAGCCGAGGTGCATCACGTCAACGAAAACAGGCTAGATAATTCCCCTAGCAACTTAGTCATCTGCCCAGATAAGGCATATCACAAACTGCTACATCTACGGACGAAGGCTATCGCTGCGTGTGGGAATCCTGATTTTAGAAGGTGTGGGTATTGCAAACAATATGATGCTATATGGGCCATGACGCACAGCAAAGCCAAGATTAGTGGGCGTTATTTTCATTCGGCCTGTATCAACACATATCAACGTCAACAAAACTTTTTAAGGAGCAAATAACATGGGTGCTGCTGCCGCTATCGAACTGCTGCTCGGCCTGCTTGACCGGGCCTCGTCAATCTCCGCTTTGCTCGGCAAGGCACAGGCCGAAAAGCGCGACATTTCCGTGGAAGAACTTGACGCATTGGCGCAGGCCGATGATCTGGCGCGCGCCGCGCTCGTCGCCGCGATCGCCAAGGCAAGGGCCTGACGTGCTCCACCTAGTTCCAGCAGTCCCCGTCCCGGTCCCGCTGATCCTCCTGTGGACCTGGACGTGGCTGCGGTTCTGGAATCCGGCGTTCTGGCAGGCGGAAGAGGCGCGGCTGGCGTGAATCCGGTAGACGAAACAGCGCCAGTATGGGAGCGCTGCGCCCGGATTGCGGAGACTACCCCACTGACGCTAGAGCACCCGGAGCGTGAGTCCCCCGAGAACCGGCATACCCGTCTTGTGACCGAGGCCGGGTGCCGCGGGGCGATTGCTCAAGCGATACGGGATGAGGCGAGAAAATGAGTTTCACGGCATTCGGCGCGGTTTATAAAGCGACAGCAAGCCTCCTGCCGCCTAAGCTCGATACCATCGAGGCCAAGGCCATGATATTCGCAATCCCGATGCAGGAGTCGCGGTGGGACGAGCGCAGGCAGATCGGCGGACCGGCGCATGGCTTCGCACAATTCGAGTTCGGCGGCATCCGTGGCGTTCTGAATCACAAAGCCAGCGGGCCGCTGATCCGTGGAGTCCTGGACCGGCTGGATTACGACTACGCGCCTGAAACCAGCTTCACGGCCATTGAGCACAACGACGTGCTTTGCCTTGCATACATGCGCTGCCTGCTGTGGACGGTGCCGCAGGCGCTACCAGGGCGCGGGGAAACTGAAGAAGCCTGGGAGCAGTACGTCGAAGCTTGGAGGCCGGGAAAGCCTTATCGCAAGACCTGGGATGCCTTTTACGTGAAGGCTTGGGACTTGGTGATGCTCGCCTGATTTCCCCCTGTCGGGGGATGCGTTTTGATGCCTGCCGCAGCGCGCTCAAGGTGGGCCGGCTATCTGCAAAACGCAGCGCCAGCCCTTCGGATTGGGGGCCGTTGTTCCAGTTCCATTTATGGATTCACAACTGGCGGCCCCCTTCATGTATTCTTGGACGCGCCTGATGATCAGTCATCGCGTCCCGCTGGTCGTCACCAGCCTAATACTCTCTCTGCGGGTTAATGATAATGTCTAAGTGCTAACGGCTGAATGGCTGAAGGCTGAACTAACCCGTAGGCCAATTATTCCGAGAATTATTCCCTCTGTCAAGCGCGCTCGCCTGAGCAACCTTACGCTATTGGATATTGGCGTAGGGTTGACAATGCGGTTGGTGGTGTCCAGATTTTCACTGGACGGTTGGCCGGATCAGCCACTTCTCGCATCCCAATTATGCGACCAAGCTGACCTCGCGCCGCGTGCGCGCCGCATCACCAAACACACTATACGCCTACCACGCTGAAATTCCGTGTCAAGCTGGCTCGCCCGCGCTACCTCGGCGGCGAATTCGCGGCCTCAGCTGGATGCGCGCCTGCGGGCTGCGAAGTGGCGGTTACTCTCCACCGCCAAGTCACGGCCGCCCGGATTTGAAAGCGCCGTTGCTCCTCAACACTGCCGGACTCAGGGGATGCGCGTAGGAAACCGGTAGCGCACCCACGAGTTACAGCCCACTGTGCAGGCTGGATTTCCACCCGATGATCGTTTCGTCCATTCCTCTGCCCATAGACTCGCCCTACCATCCCATATCTCGGTCAAGCTGCTCGTGCGCTTCGTCGCGTTCTTGCACTTGTACGTCACGTGCATATCGTTCGCACTCGCGCTTTCCGCAGGTATCAATGTCTCGTCCGAATTTGACATACACGCCCAATTCGTCGCCGCAGTATTCGCAGTATTGCATCTTTGCAAGTTTGCTCATTTTTTTCCTTCGGTCTGGTTAGCAACACATTGAGAGAACAGGGTATGGGGCATTGAGAGCTATTGCCCCATCGTCCAGCCTTTTCGCAGCAAAGCGAAGAAAGGCTATATGGTGGCAACTTTATCACGCTGTTTTCCTGTGGATGGGCATACCGCTATCCGGAACGCCTTTTACCTATGAAGCACGCCCTTAAAATATCGCTTGACAGGTTTCCGTGAAACGACACCACCATCCGGTTTCCCATTTCGCAATCCGCAATTCTGCTCGTCAAGGTACATCTCGATTGCCTCCCGAATTCCGCGCAGGCGCTCGCTCGGGCCGCACATCAGGAGCACGGTGCGCAGCAGGGAATCTTCAACCATAGCGGCGCGGCGTTCGTTCATTGCCAATTCTACCAAAGTAAAGCCACTGCTCCCTGCGCGCGGCGCTCGGCACGGCGGCGGTCATGACAGCGGTGGCTCCCCAATAATTGCCATCGGATCTCCGCCGCACTCAGGGCAGAGCTTGTAATTTGCCCCAAGATAGGATTCGTAGTCCAGTGTTGTAACTCTCCCTGTGCCTCCACAGAGCGGGCACCGGCCATCGTCGCATCGGCAAACGTTGTATGACTGCCCGCACTGTTCGCAGTATTCGTCGTCCAGTTCAAAGGATGCGGTCACTTCGGCGGCTCCGGTAGAGGCATCCAGTGCGTCGGAGGCTCATTCCATGTGTCGCCGCTAACGGCAGCGTGCCATTTCCCGTCAGTACACCAGCCAACAAACGGAAAATGGCATTTCAGGAACGAATACGCCGGTGTAGACCTTGACGACTCGCTGGTTGAAGAACTTTCCGGCCGACACCGCCTGGCGCATCGTCTGATACAGGTCCTCGGGGAAGTTGGCATAACTGTAGAGCTTCATGCCGCGGATGAAGCGGACGTAGAGCGTCTTGGTGGCGGCGTCGTAGCCGTAGCTATGGATCATCGATGAATCGGTCGGCGTCATGACAACATCGATGGATGGGCCTTCCTTTGGTACGATCATGGCATCTACTCCGGTTGGCCAAAAAGCACGACTGTTTTGCTCGCCTTCTGGATCTCTGCCAGCATTGACTTAAAGGCATTCTCGACGACGCGGGCCGGCCTCACCAGGTCGTAGCGCAGCGTCAGCGTGCCGCTCGACAGGCGGTAACGGAAGCGCGCCTCGATCGTGTAGCGCTTGGAATCCAGCCCCTTGAACACCGGAATGCTGATCTCGAACTTCTCCGGGATCGACAGCTTGCCGCCGGCTCCGGCCGCGGCCTCGTGGAGGGTGAGCATCGAGCCAAGCTCGTGGGCGGGGAGGGTCACTTCGGCTGCTCCTTGGAGGCGGCGAGCGCGGCGTCGATTGCGGCGTCAATATCGGTCTTTGTAGATTCGAGAGCATTGATGGTTTGCCACATAGCGCAAATAACTGAACCATGTGCATCGCCTCTTGCGAGCGATGGGTCGCAAATTGCGCGATACCGCGCCGCATCGCGCACAGTCTCGCTGTCCTGCGCGACTGGCGAGCTAGCCATCTGACCTTCCATAGCAACGATAATCACGCGGATTAGACGTTTGCCGTATGCGTCAACTGGCTCGTTGTGTTCGCCAAATAGATACCCGCAGCGCAGAGCCTCATTCAAGGCGTCAATCATCACAGTCCACGCCACCGGCTCCTGCGCCTTCTCCGCTGCCCGGCGCTCGATCAGTTCGTCAATGATGTGGTTATAGGGGAAAGTCGTGTGCTGCTTCGCCATTTTCAGTACTTCGTTTGAAACGCGCTCGCTCATTTACATTCCTTTATTTTCTTTGTTCCGTCCGGCATGATCCGAACATCCAAACAGGAAACGGCGCAGAACTCTACGCCATCAAAAAACTTGCACATCTTCCCGTCTTTCATGACAACCCCATCTGCTGCCATAACAGGCGGGATGCTCGATTCTTCTCTCAACGCCCACGTCGTAATCTGAAACGCCGTCGAGCCGACCGCGAGCAGGAATAGCAAGTCGGCGCAAAGCTCGGCTGCAAGGAAGGTGTCCGCGACTTCGGCGGCGCTGCGGCCTTGGGTGGTCATGCCAGCTTGCCTCCATGCTTGTATTCGCGTTCCTCATTCCTCGACATTTTGTTGACTATCTCCTGCTCAATATTGATGCCCATTACCTCTGCACAGTCAAATACCCGGATGCAGATATCGGCCAGTTCTTCCGCGAAGTTTTCCTTGTCGCCCTTGCGTGCGGCCTCTGCTGCCTCGGCAACTTCAGTCGTGATGAGCATGAGCCACGATAGGATATGCCGGACATCTTGCCCGCCTTTGCCGAAGGTAGGAGTGTATTCGTGGAACCCCTTGGCTTTTGCGTTAGCTGTGATGCGTTCTGCAAGATCGTTGATTCGTCCGAATCCGTAACTCATTTGTCCCTCCCCGGAGCGTCCTGCTCGCCGGCTTGGGCGAGGGCGGCTTTTATCATGGCACGGTAAGACTGCGCCCAAGTATATGACTTGTTATTTGATGTATCTCCTTTCCAAGCGTGATACATTTGTTCCGTCGGCTCTATCGGCACCAGCACCATGCCAGCCTCCTGCCGCTCGGCATCGGATGCGGGGGCCGCAGCAAGTTCAATATCAGGTGAGCGCGATAATGCAGCCTCAAACGCAGCGTTTAGCTTCGCATCAAGTTTAAGCGCTGATTCTGTTGCGCCTTGCGCTGGCTGCTTTGGATGGTGACATTTTCCCTCAGCCACACATTGCCCAGGTAGATCACATTGCCTGTAGGCGCAGTTTTCAAACGGCGGGTTCTTGCCTTGCGCTGGCTGCGCGGCATATCCGCAATTTGGGCATTTCATAATTTTCCCTCTGCGGTGAGCATGGCTGGATTGGCCTTACGATGGCTCTTGTTACTGCGTATCTTGTCATATTTCGCTTGGCGCAAATTCCTGCATTGTCTGCAATCGCGCGATCCCCTTTTTTTGGTGATATGAACGTTGGCCTCTGACAATTCATGCCCGCGAATGCAATGCGTTTTTTTCTTGTTAATTGCAGTAGGTGATTCTCCCCTAAGAATATTGACTTTTTGTGTAACAGGTTCCAAGTGATCTGGATTCACACAGCACCGAACTCGACACAGATGGTCTAGTTGCAAATGCGCATCTATTTCTCCCTTCGTTCTACTGTAAAGAACGATGTGCGTTTTTTTGGAATTACCACCTATGGAGATACTTCCGTATCCTCCTTGAGTAAGCGCCCCCATCCAAATCCAGCAGCCAGAGAACGGAATGCGCTCAATATGATCCTCTACGAAATTAGGCTTTCTCATTGTCATTTCCTTGCGAGGGATGCGCGAGGGCGCGGAGTCTAATTTTACTAGCGTGGCAGTGTGTGTTTCCGTGCCAGTAGCAAGGTTCGGGGTCGGCTTGATATTCCAAAGGAATTCGTCCTGTAGCGCAGTGCGGACAAATATCCTTCGCGCAGCGTTCGATAGTGGCCTGCTCGATGCTGGAGCAGCGGTTGTTCGCTGCATCTATATCTTTTGCTAGTTGGCTGACAACCTCGATGCTCAGAGTTTTGGCACGCTGGAATCCATCAACCTGCTCGACAAGGCTGCGTTCAAGCTCGGCTATGCGGGCCTGGGCGGCTTCTGCGCGCTTGCGCTCGGATTTCAATTCATCGAACACGTTGGAGAATGTTCCTCCTTGGTCGTAACATCGTGCCTGTAGCTGTGCATGGGCCTCGCTCTCTTTGTCGAGTTCAGCGGCCTGCTCGCGGATCAAAGCGGCGGCATTATCTATTAGGTCCGCATCGGCTTGCAGCAGTGGATATGCCTTTTTCAAGTGCTCCGCAATTCCTCGTAGTTGAGCAAGTATCAACAGTTCGTCGCGCTCGGTGGTCATGTCATCCTCCGTAGTGTCCCAGCGCAACGCTTATACCGGCAGGCGAAGGGGAGGACATCGCGCGGGTCCGGCGATTTCAGCGCTGCGCTGGAACTCGGGTTCATGCCGGATAGTGTACGTACTGGCGCAACTCACCTTGCAAATCGTATACGCGCCGTTCGGAATCTAACCGCTTTGTTTGTTCTTCGTCCGCCTTCTTGCAAGCGTCAACGGCGATCGTTTCCAGCCGCTCAATTTGTTTTTTGGCAACGTCTGAGGCGCTCTTGGCGAGATACCGTTTCGCCTTATCGAGCGGCGTATGTGGCATTGGGCCGTAGGTGATGCCTCCGTGATAACCGGCCTCGGTCCAGCCATCTACGATCTGCTCTGCTACCAGCGCAATTATGGAATCGTGGCAGGCAAGGGTTTCGATAATGTCCTTGCGACCTTCATCATCCAAGCAGTCGATCAGGTCAGAGACATTAACTGTGAGCAAGCCTTTTGCTATTTTCGTTTCCATCATGGCGCCTTGGGCTTGCGCGGCTTGACCGCTCGCACGATGCCGCAGCGCCGGCACTCTTTCACGCGGTCGCTGGTGTCGTCAACGCCGTAGGCTTTGCGCCACTTGTGTCCGCGCGCGAGCCAGCAGATCAGGCGTCCGATCATGCCGCCGCCTTTTCATACGCCGCCTGAATCCGCGCCACGGTCGATTCCCGCAGTTCGCCATCCAGAATCATGCTGGCGCAGTCCCCGGCCGCCTTGAACTTGCGCAGGCCGATGAATTTGTCCACGTCGCGCACGATGCCCGCATCGTCTGGTCCAGCGTCGTCACCCGCTCCGGGCTCCGAGGGAGGAGCGGAGGATGCCGGGGCGGGCGACGGACTGGACTTCGGGGCGCCAGATGCTATCGGCTTCACGGTAAATGGTCTTCTGTTCGCCCTGGTAACTGTGAGCGCCATCGTCATTGATTCGCCAATGTCGCTCATGTGGCTGATGCGAATGCCGCCGACTTCCATACCGCCCCATTTCACGGCTGGGTCACGGTACAGCGTCATCGAGCGCCCGACGTATTTCTTGGAGTCCGGACCCCATGCCGTCACCATCACGCGGCACATGGATTTGCAGGCTTTGTACGGCTTGCCGTTGTCGCCTTCGAACGAGATTGCAACGGGCTGCTCCTGCCCGCCGCGAATTTCAACGCTGGTAATCTTGATCGTCATCGGGCCGGAAATCAGATCATCCGCATTGAGTTGGTCGGATTTCGGGATAATCGTTTGCTTCATATCGTTCATACCATCTCCTCACGAATTTTGCGCACGGTCGGAATAAGCAACGCCTTGGATGCCATGACAGCATCGAATTTTTCCTTTGCCACTTTCATCCGCGTCTCGAATGCGGTCGCCGCGTCGAGTATCGCCGCTTGAATCTTGGCATCCGGCAGCACTCGCACGGTCGCCATAGACAAGCCGCCGCAATAGGAAACGAGGTCGCACCATTTGCGCTCGCTCACCATCAACCCGGTTTGCACTTGGATCACGAAATCAGGATCAATGCCGCCGACCGATACGTAATCTACCAAGGTGCGAATCTGGTATTTCTGATTGCGCGATTTGCATTCAACTTGACCATCAGTTCCAACAAGGCAATCAGGCGAGTACCCAATCGTAAATCCGAACTTGTCATTGGCGATAAAGCCGACGCGCTCGATTGGAGCGTATGATTTAGCATACAGTTCTGCCGCATCTATTTCGTCATCAAGGCCGCGCAGCATGGCATCGCTGACATAGCTCGGCTCCACGTACTGCGTGATTCGTTGAGCGAGCAATTCGTATAGGTGCGCACGCTCTTTTTCGTTGGCCGCAGCCTTGAGAGTCGGCGTAACTATCAGGTGCATTTCGCTGGCAGTCAAAAGGCCGCAACGGGCCGCGAACCATTCTTCAGTACCTTGGATCATGTCTTTGTAATAGGTAATCACGTCCTCACCTTCGCCAATTCCGCCCGCAGTTCGTAGGCGAGATTCGCACATTCATCCCTGCGCCCGCACGTCGCCGCCTGATCGTGGTCGCCGTCTTTGTGCTGGAATCCTGGCGGCAGGTATTGCGCGTGCAGCTTCGCCTTCGCCTCGCACATCGCAATGGCGCGCAGCATCCCCTCGCGGAATCCGACTTCCTTCCCCGCCTTCATTCCGGCCAGAGACACGTTTTGCGCGGCGAGAACAGCCTCTTTCAAATCATTCATCATCACGTTTCTCCGTCGGTAAATCCTCAAACAGCCAAGCGGCCGGGCATTGCCACTCCAGCGCGGTCGCTTGGATCACGCGTTGGGCGAATGGGGCCGAAGCTGGACTAGGCACGGATTCGAGCGGCCCATGTTGCTTGGGCGATCCGCTATCGGCACGTGGAGCCTGCCCGGCTTCGGATTCGGTGGCGGTCATGTTGCTTCGTATTTCAAGTCGCACTGCTCCGCGCACTCGTCAATGGCTTGAGCGGCAATTTCCCAATCATCGCCCTCAACCCGCGACTGTTCCTCGCAAATTGCCGCAATCGTGGTTAGCAGGTTTACGACGCCACTGAAGAGGAACTTCCCGCCCTCGTTCAGAATGTAGGCTTCCAGCATCCGGCTTATCTCGGCCTCGGCATGTAGTCGCTGTTCGCCAACGATGCTTGGCTCGGCGTGGGCGGTCATGGCTTCCTCTCTAGGCCGCGCCAGATTTTGTCTTGATATATTCCTGGGGAAGCGGAAAAATTAAAATCTCCAGGGCAAACGTCAAGAATGGAAGAGTCTGACCATTGTGTTCCGTTCCAACATGCCCATGCTTCAAGTGCGCTCCATGTATTGTGCGTTACCCGATATGCGCCAACATGCACAGGTTTAACGCTGGCATCGAACCACGGCGTCAGTTTCTTGCTCACAGCCACAGCGCCCTCCTAAGCTCATCGAGTATTCCGCAGCGATAGCCTTCAACTACCGGCTGCTTCCCGGCCAAGTTCGGCGTCGGCAGGAGCGAGCGCGGGCGGGGCTTGTAATCCTTGTGGCTGACGTGCAGGTTGCCCATCAGTTCGATCAATTGAGCGCTCGACATTCCACGGCGGGATTCCATCGTGGTAGTCGCAAGGCCCGCCCGTTCGGTGACGATCAGGCGCGGTTTCGTGTTCGTGTTCATTGCTAAATATCTCCTGTTTTAGCCATTGCAGACGCAAAGAGCAGGGCGAGGACGCGGCATTCGAGTTGGTTCTTGCCCCATTGCGCGCCCCAATCAGAGCGCCCGAAAACGTCAGGACTAAACGCAGCATCGAAACACCTGCGCCGTTCGCTAAATGAATAGCCACTAGCAAAATCAATCGCAACGCAGGCGAATTCTGTTTCTTCCGCCCATACCAATTTCGCCGCCTCCAGGTAAATCTGCGCGTCGGTCATGCCGTCGCTCCAAGAAAATATCCAGTTGCAACGCCCGCACAGAAAATGATCAGGCAGATGAACGCTCCGAGCCTGTTGCGACTTCTGTGTTCTGCCTCAAGCCTGTCTGAAGAAAGTATGTAATCTTTCATGCTGCCTTCCCATTTTTCTGCTGCTTATCCCAAATTCGCTTTCTATCTTTTTTACATGTTCTGCATTCGCGCTTGCCATTTGTACGAATGTATGTATTAAACAAATCAAACGGATGGCCTATGGCGCATTCTGTCCTATACGCATTTATTGCAGGAGGACTATACCCTCTAGCGGTATTGATTTTAGGTGTTACCACTTCCATATGTGTTGGATTTACGCATGCTCGATTTCTGCATAGATGATCCACTACTAAGCCATCATGAATGGTTCCTTGTTCCCATTCAAAAGATACGCGATGTGCCCTTAATCTACGATTATCAATTGTCACCGCTCCGTATCCACCGGCGTCTAGCGCTCCAATCCAAATCCAGCACTGTTCTGTTTTTTGTACTTTATCCCAAAAGCGTTTCTTAATTGCCTCAAGACTATGCTCAACCTTAATGAGATTGGGATTTCCGGTGCTGAGCCAGCGTTTGTAGTGCATAGCACACCATCCATTACAACGCGATAGAGAAAGACAGCCATCAACCGAGCACTTAGGAGACGACCCTTTTACTCCGCTGGGCATCACGCCTCCGGCTTGCAGCGAACATCCAAGCGCCTGATCTGAATTTCCGGGCTAGTCGTAGGCGGGCCAGTAACTGCACGGCGGTGGCCTTTCTTGTGCCCACAGTCGAAGCACCACCACGCGCCTGTCTGCCGGTAGTAGCCAGCAGTCGATTGGCAATGCTGGCAGGGCAGAGCCGCGCCGGGCTGGTTGGCGGTCATAGCATTACCCAAATCTTTCCCGCGCGGTTCCACACCCCACCGCTGAAAACAATATTTCCCAGCTTTCGCTCGCGCTGAATCAACCGGTCGGCAATGCGGTGAGCATCTGCCTCAAAACAGCCGGAGCGTATTGCGGCTTGCTCAATGTCCGCAGCTTTAAACCGTGCGTGTTTCATCCTGGTAATGCAGCCGAGAATTACGTGCTCGTGGACTACCTGTCCATTCACAATCATTTCTGCTACTCCCCGTTAAGCCTGCAATTCCATCCACGCCGCCGCCAGCGCGATCGTCAGGCACACGATGCCGACTGCGCACAGAACGCGGTGCGGAACGGGCAATTGCATGGTGAGCAGTCGAAGCAGTAAGCGCGCGGTCATATTGCCGCCTGTTCCGCCGCATCGAACAGTGCTGCGTAGGTCGGATATTTCCCGCACCATGCCTGATATTCCCGATGCGGAAGATGGTCTGGCACGTCAATCGTCGTTGCTGTTGGCCGGTGTATGGTGAGTTTCAGCATCCTGCCGAAAACGTAATCTCCCCTCACGTCAAAGCCGTGTGCGTTCCTGACGCCGGAATAGTCTTTTTCGTTGTACGCATTGTCCCAAACGTCGTCTTTCATGGCGGTAGGATTGTTTCGCAGTGCGCCCATACCTGACGTACCACCAGCGGCCTGCCATGCAAGCCACATCGCTTCTTTTGCTACCGCGAGCGCCTCTTTCTCGGATTCGTATGTGCGTTTCATTCGTTCTCCCCTGTCCTTCGGTCGCTTCAATCGGAACCCTCTTCCTCGGCGAGCTGCAGGGCGCGCTCGCGCACGATATCGGAGTGGGTGCCGATAACAACTTGCTGCGAGCCGTCCACAAAGACCACGTTAAAAACTTCGCTGCCGTCGGACAGCGTTTCTTTCATGATGCTGGTTTCCATGCTTGGCTCCCCGTTCCTCGGAAATCCGAGGCGATAGGGACATACTGCGCCTAAACATTACAGTGTGTCAAGTGTTATTTGCACACGCATCAAATCGGATGAAACTTGACAACGGATAAAGTCAGGCGTAAAAGGGCGTCATGTACCTAAACCCGAAACAGGCCGCTGTCCTGCTGAATATGTCGCGCCAGTGGCTGTATGAGTTGATCAACCGCGGCGAGATCGGGACTACGGAGATTGCCGGCCGCCGGGTCGTGCTAGATGACGAGCGATTCAAGGCCATCCAGCGCTACCGGTCCAAGGAAAAGAGGCAGCAGACCACGACATGACCCCACACCAAACCATGCTGCGCGCCGCAGATCTCCTCGAGTCGGATGCTGAGGATCTCAAACGTTCGCACACCTACGCCAATGGTGAGTGGGACACGCGAGACCCGATAGATGAGGTCGCAAAAGCAGACTACGACGAGCGGCTGGCGATCGCGGCGAAACTACGGCTGATGGCTGCATGAGCGCCCCAACATACCAACGCGGTTGGGTTGTGCTGGATCCCGCGCTGCGCAAGCAGTTTCTCGCGCTGGTGCGTGCGCATCCGCGCTGCACTCAGGAACAGATGGCTGCGTGGATGTCGTTGTCTCTCGTGACGATCCGGCGCATCGTTTGGTCGCTCGAAAAATCCGGCACGCTATGCTCGGAACGCGATCGTACCGCTGCGCGCTTTCGCCGATCCGGGCCACCCAAGGTCATCTGGTTGCCGCCGAGGCGGCCTGCGCGCATCGGCAAGCGGCCGCTGCCGCGCGCATTCGGCTTCAAGTCGGCACCGCTCGGTGAATCCGCTGAGTTCTACGCACACACCGGCACGCCGGCTGATCCTGGTGTGGCGGTGCAGGTGTTTGCGGTGGCGGGGCGATGAGCCCGGTCATCATCGGCAACGCAACGCTGTACTGCGGGGACGCGCGCGACATTCTCGGTAACATCGAAGCGGTCGACCTGTGCCTGACAGATCCGCCGTATGGCAATGCCGGGTTGTGGCAAGGCGGCGCGACCGGCACCAAATCGCACTGGCAGTTAGCGAACGGCGGCGCGAACTGCGAATGGGACGACGCACCAATAGATTTTATCGATCGCGTGGTGGCGTGCGCGCGAGATGCAATCATTTGGGGCGGTCAATACTACGCGCTTCCTTGTCGCCGCGGCTGGCTTTCATGGGATAAGACGCCGCGCGAGTTCTCGTCCGGCGCGTTTGAGTTGGCGTGGTCGACGTTGGATCAGCCGACGCGCTCATTCACCTATCCGCGTTCATTTCTCGGGAAAGTACATCCGTCCGAAAAGCCGCTTCCGCTCATGGTTTGGTGCCTCGGGTTCGCGCCATCTGCGGAAAGCGTGATTGACCCAACGATGGGCAGCGGCACGTCAGGCGTGGCTGCATTGCAAGCCGGTAAGCGATTTATTGGAATCGAGCGCGAGCCGCACTACTTCGAGATTTCCTGCGAGCGCATCGAGAACGCGCAGCGGCAGCAAAGGATGTTCGCATGACCACCCCCTCCCCCGCCACTCGCAACGCCGCCCGCCGCCGGCCGGATCAGCCGCCGCAACTGTGCGCGCTGTGCTCGAGACCGTTCACGCCTATCTGGAACCAGCACGTCCGGCATTGCTCCGCGGCTTGCGCTAGGCTCGAGCGGCAGCGGGCGGCGAGGCAGGCAGAACGAGAGTGTGGGGTGTAGGGTGGCGCGCGCCAGGAATATCAAGCCGTCATTTTTCAAGAACGAGGATCTGGCAGAACTTCCCTTCAGCACCAGGCTTTTATTCATCGGACTGTGGATGCTGGCGGATCGTGAAGGACGGCTCGAAGATCGTCCAAAGCGGATCAAGATGGAGGTATTCCCCGGGGACGATGTGAACGTCGAAAAGGGCCTCAACGAGCTTCATACTTCCGGTTTTGTACACCGATATGAGGCCGCTGGAAGCAGGTATTTGGAAGTCTGCGCGTTCCTTAAACACCAGAATCCGCACCACCGTGAGCCGCCTTCCATCATACCAAAGCCTGAGGCTCACCCCCACTTGCAACTAGGGGAAAGCCCTAGGCTTGATGCCGATGCAACACCACAAAAGCCTGAGGCAAGCCCGAGGCCAGCCGAGGAAAGGCACGTCCCAGCCCGGCTGAATCCCTCTTCCTTGAATCCCTCTTCCTTGATTCCTGATTCCGGATTCCTGATTCCTGATTCCCTTCAAAAGCAACCCCCTGCGGTCGCTGACGCGCCCGCCGCGAAACCGGCACGCGGAAACGGAAAAGGCAACGGCAAGGAACACCCAACCCCGCCTACAGGAGAAACGTGGGAAGCCTACAGCACGGCTTATCTGCAAAGGCATGGGGCAAAACCTGTGCGAAACGCGAAGGTCAACAGCCAGATCAAGCAGTTTGTCGAGCGAATTGGAGAAGCAGAATCGCCTGGTGTCGCTGCGTTCTTTGTCGGTAGCAATAGGGGGCTTTACGTGTCGGCGAACCACCCTGTCAACTTACTCCTGCGCGACTGCGAGAGCCTGCACACGGAATGGGTGACGAATCGCCACGGTACGGAAACCGCGGCGCGCCAGGCCGACCAAACCGCAACCATCGGGAACGTGTTCAACAAGCTGATTGCGGAGTCAAGAGAGGCCAAGAAAAATGGCGCATGACGAGGAAGTTTTGCAGGCGATTGCGGTCACCTTTGAGCTGACGGGGACGCAGTTATCCGAGGCGGCAACGCGGGTATTTGCAGACGATCTTTCCAAATATCCGAAGGGTCAGATTCTCGGTGCGCTCACGAGGTGTCGCAAGGAAGTTCGCGGCCGGCTGACGTTGCAGGATGTGATCGGGCGCCTGGACGATGGTCGGCCGAGCCCTGAAACAGCGTGGTCGATGATCCCGCGCGACGAAGCGGTTACGGTCGTGATGACCGAGGATATGGCGCAAGCGTGGGGCATCTGCAAACCGTTGCTTGACGAGCGCGATCAGGTCGCCGCGCGCATGGCCTTCCTCGAAGCGTATCGCGGCATTGTCATGCAGGCGCGAGATAGCGCCATCCCGGTGCATTGGTTTCCGAGCCTTGGACACAGCAAGGAAGGGCGTGAAGCGCCGTTGTTGGAGGCGGTTGAAAAAGGACGACTGACCGCTTCGCATGTTGTCGGATTACTGCCGTACCAGGAGGAACCGAGCGCAGAAGTCGCGAAGTTGATTGACCAAGTGGCGAAGAAACTGACGAAAAAAGGCGAGGCATGACCGACCGCCTCGACATCACCTGGGCAACCGGCTCCGCGTGCGTGCTGGTGGATCCGCAACTCGTTTCCTACCCGCGCAGCCGTCGCGTGAAGGTGGACGGGCGCATGGTGGAGGAGTGGTTGGCGCCGCTGGAATTCACTGTCGCGAGCGCGCGTCCGGCGAGTGCGGCGGAGGTTGAGCGCTGGAGGGAGCAGGAGTGAGCGTGATCAAGTTCACGATTCTCGGCGAGTGTGTCTCGATGAAGAATCAGCGCCAGCTCGTCCACTTCGGCGGCAAGCCCGCGCTGATCAAATCGCAGAAGGCGCGCGAGTACGAGAAGACCGCCTCGCTACAGATCCCGCCAGAGGCGCGCCAGATGCTCACCGGGCCGGTGCGCGTGACGATGCGGCTCTGGTACAGCAGCAATCGCCCCGATTTGGACGAGGCTCTTGTTCTGGATTGCCTACAGGCGCGCTTCAAACGGACAAAAGGAAAGCTCGTCAAGATTGGGAATGGCGAATATGTGCACGCCGAGGGTGAGCGCGTCATGGTCGCCAAAGGCGTAATCGTCAATGATCGGCAAATCCACGAAAAACACATTTTCTGGGGGTTGGACAAAGCGAACCCGCGCTGCGAAGTCGAGGTAGAACCTATGCAAGCGCAGCAGGAAGAGATTCCGCTTGAGATTGCGAACGAAGAAGGAGTGCCGTTTTGAAAAAATGCCGTAAGTGCGGCGCGTTATTTGACACGCGCAACTGCATGGCGTGCAACAAAGCCTATTGCGCGAAATGGTATATCGACAACAAAGAACGCGCTGCGGCAGACCAGAAGAAACGAAAAGTCGCGAACCACGAGAAGGAGAAAGCGCGTAGCGCAAAATATCGCGCCAACCACCTAGCAAAAGCGAAGGCATACAACACGCAATGGCAAAAAGACAACGCGCAAGCCGTGAATGCGAAGAATGCCAAGTGGCGAGCCGAGAACCACGAAAAAATGAAACAGTGGATTGCCGAATGGGAGGCAAAGCACCCAGACGCTAAACGTATTCGCTGCCAAAACAGGCGGGCCAAGCAACGAGAGAACGGCGGAACATTATCCAAGGGGTTGGTGAAGGAACTGTTCCGACTGCAACAGGGAAAATGCGCTTGTTGCTACAAGCCGCTGGGTAGCAAGTTTCACCTGGATCACAAGATGCCTGTTGCGCTGGGAGGCGCGCATCAGGATTGGAATATGCAATTGCTTTGCCCGACGTGCAATCTCAGCAAGCACGCCAAACACCCAATCGATTTCATGCAGTCGAGAGGGTTTCTATTGTAGGACCACGTTCTAACCCAGGAGACCACCATGGACACACAAACCGACGCAGTAATCAGCAAAGCCCGCGGCCGCAAAGACAAGGATAAGGAAGACGGCGGCGTGATCAAGATCGAGCCGCTCAGGAAATCCCTGCGCGAACTCGGCGAACTCGCGATCAAGGCGGCCGAGGCCAACGCGAAGCTGAAGGATGCCGTTAAAGCCACGGCGGAGAAGTCCGGCTTGGTCGCGTCGGTCGTGCGCCGGCTGGTGAAGGCGCTCGGCGGCGACAAGGATCATTTCGAGGATGAAAAGCGGAAGGCAGAACAGACTCAGCTCGTGTTCGATGAAATCGGCTACCAGGGTGAGATCACGAAGGCAACGACGCAGCAGTAGGCAGCGCCGTGATCAACTTCGCCGAGCCGGCGCTGAAAGCGACGAATTGCATCCGCGCCGCAACCCAAGCCGCTGAAGCGCGGCACTTCGCCGAAGCTATCCGGATGGCCTGGGAAGCTGAGGCGTTCGCGGCTGAGTTTGCCCGGGCACTCGAACGGCTGCGGGTCGAGGAGCAAAAGCCTTCAGGAATGCCCGCCAAGTGGTCAAAACTTGGCTAGGACGCGTTTTCAGGGGTTTGGCGGACTAAGCAAGCCACCAGGAAGCCAGCAGGCCGTTTCAGGCGCTTTCCCTTGATTTCCGTAAAAACGTGGTCTAAGATTATAAACAACAGCGCCCCGAGGCTTTATGGACCCCGAGGCGCTTGATCGGCAGATTCCGACCCCTTCACTACTATACCTGAGAGAACCGTGCCAGCGAATCTAACTCGTTGTATCCACTAGGGCACTATTTTCAAACACCGTCTTATGTTAAATCGCATCAACCCTCTTTTTTTTTCCTTCGGCAAGGCGCACAATCGGCAGCATGACCGCTGTGGCTATTCAGTACCGCGAACAGATCATCGAGCAGGTTGCAAAAGGTGAGCGCCTAACAGATATTGCCCGTGCGCTAGGCTATGCTACGCACGCCGGCATCAGCAGACAACTCGCAAACGACCCAGAGTACCGACAAGCACGTGAAACAGGCGCAGAATGCCGTTTAGACCAGCGTGAGAGGGAAATGGAGCAGTCTGACGAATCGGTAACAGTCGCTCGCGCGCGGGAACTTCTCAGTCAGGCCAGATGGCGCTGTGAGCGCGAATTCCCCGAGCGATGGGGCACGAAGGGCACGACGATCAACATTCAGGTCAACGTCGGCCAGGCGGATCAGCAGCTGGCCGCCTCAATTGCTGACCTGATCCCCGCGCTGCAGCAAGGCGAGCCAGAGGCGGAAAAGGGGGATTGATAAACAATCGGGCATTATGTTGCGCGATATAGGTCTGCGGTAAATCCTGCCATATCCTACTCTTGCTGCACTGCGCCTTAGCTGGTTTGACAGTCTCCTGAGCCTGCAACCCTCCTGCCTTGCCTGCCCTCGACCAGGGGGGCTGGCACCCCTTGGCGGCCGGCGACGCCCCCACCCCCGATGGGACCCACCCACCTGTACCTTTCTGCGATTTTGCGCCTCGCAATCTTTTGTAAATAATTTTTCTGCGCGAGTCTATTTATCTGATATAGTTATTGCTGGAAGGTAAATAACAGTGGAGAGCGCATGAAATTCATTCTGGACGGCAGAAAAAAAAGAAATCCTGAGCAGGAGCTCGCGAGGTTCGAAGCGAAGTTTGAACGAATTCCTGAGAGTGGATGCTGGATTTGGACTGGGGCGATATTTCCTGCGCGCGGGTACGGAGCGTTCGCCTATCCTGGGGAACAGTTGGCGCACCGTGTATCGTGGATACTTTACCGTAGTCCGATACCTGAAGACAGGTTCGTTCTGCACAGGTGCGATGTTCCTGCCTGCGTGAATCCGGATCATCTTTTTTTAGGTGATCAGACTGAGAACATGGCGGACAAGGTGAGGAAGCGCCGGCAGTCGAAGGGTGCCGGGACAGGTTGGGCGAAGGTAACTGAAGATCAGGTGAAGGCGATCTTGTACGACACGAGGTTGCAGAAGGAGATTGCTGCTGATTACGGGATCTCGCAAAGTCAGGTTTCAGAGATCAAGTTGCGCAAGTCGTGGAAGCACGTTGATGCGCCTGCGGATTTCAGGTATCAGCGTAAGTCTGTAGGAAGAAAAGCGCGCGAGGCGTAGAAGCGCAACACCTTAGAGTGAAATTGTGCCCCCTCCCCCCCAAAGAAATGGCCCCCGGTGGCTGACTGTGACCGGCGAGTGATCCGCCTTGCGGCATTAGAGTTCATCGACTACTGCGAGACAGGGGCCCTGCTACCATGTAACCGCTGTCCGCCGGGCTTGCCTGCGACTGCCTGATTGAAGGTGTCAATCAGGGATTGGAGGCGCTCTGTTGGCGTCTAATTCAGCCTGCCTAGGATGCGGCACCGCCGGCCAAGATTTGAGCGTGGTCGAGAACTTGGCGAGACCTTCGGCGTTGTGCGTGCGGGCGGAGCGGTAGAGCTGCTCGTCGGTTACGGTGCGGTCTTTGTCGGGGTCGAATTTCATGTCACCTTTCGCGCGGTGAAGGCCCGGCGGCGCGCGAACACCGTCGGGCCTGGGTACTACGCAGGGAACTACGGCGCTATTCTGCCCACATTTGACTGTTGCTGTCAATAGGGTGTAGGGTGCCGGCATTACAATCGCAGGTTATAAGGAGCGCGCCGTGAAGAAAAAACCCGGGAAGATGCCGACGAAGCCGCCGAAGCGGATGCTGCACAAATGAACAGTGTGAAACCGCCGCCGCCAGGGAATCCGACGAAGCCACCAAAGAGGACGCCATGACCAGATCTCCACCGGGTGACTACGACGACGTTGGAGAAGTTGTTTGGACGGCGAACATTCACGGCAACAGCGGGAGTGTTTCACCCCTGTCTGGAGCCACTAAAGGCGAGTCCGCTGTGGAGCAGCTTCGCGAGGTGGTAGCCGAGGTGACGAACGGGCGGATACCGGTGCCGGTGCGCAAGTTTGGATTCCAGCCATGAATCCCCTCCCCCACTCTCCCCCGGCTGGTTTTCCTCCTCCCTTTGGCTTACCGTGGGTTTTCGGGCGCTTTAGGGCGCCCTTTTTTTATCCGCGATTGTCCGCGAATGATGGGAAACTGACATGCAAGCGAACGCCTCTGTCGTAATCGAGCGCTCGGCGAATGGCTGGATTGTTCGACCTTACCTGCCGAACGACAGGCCGGTGTCGTTTGCGAACGTGCTGAGTTTTTCGGTGATGGATGACGCTGCGGCGGGTCCTGATGACGACAAGTGCCTGGTTGGATGGCTGAAACAGCACTTTCCGGAGCCGCCTGCGTGATTTATGCAGCTTGAGCGCATCTTTCCAGAGTCGGTAGGGGCTCATCTGGCGTCTGTGTCGATGCGGGACGCGATGCTGTTCTGGGATGCGGCCGAGAAGAAGGGTAGGGAGCAGAAGCAACTCTACAAGACTGTACGAGGTCTTGTTCAGCAAGACCTGTTCTATCTCCTTGTTCGTGTATGTGGCAGGAAAGACCTTATCAAACCGTGGCTATACGCCCGCTGTCGTGAGGTGGAATCTGGCCCTGACGGACGGCTTGATCTGTGGGCGCGCGAGCACGGAAAATCCAGTATCGTCACCTTCGGTCTTACGATCCAGAACATCTTGAACGACCCGGACCTGACGTTCGGCATTTTTTCCCACACAAGACCTATAGCGAAGGCGTTCCTGCGTCAGATCATGCGCGAATTCGAGTCCAACGCCGTGCTGCACGCTGCTTTTCCAGACGTGCTGTGGGGAACGGACACCAGGGCCGCGCCTAAATGGAGCGAGGATGACGGCATCATCGTCAGGAGAAAGTCGAATCCGAATGAGGCGACGATTGAAGCCTGGGGCCTTGTGGACGGGCAGCCGACCTCCAAGCATTTTCGCGTGCTGCTCTACGACGATATTGTAGTGGCGGGAAGCGTGACGACGCCGGAAATGATCGCCAAGACGATGGTTGAAATGGAGAGGTCTTACAACCTCGGTACGACTCCTGGCATCAAGCGAGCCTGCGGAACCCGTTGGCATTTCAACGACACTTATCGGACGGTTGTAGAACGCGGAACGTTCGTGAAGCGCGAGTACCCTGGGACTTCTGACGGCACAGAGGGTGGCGAGCCGGTGCTGTGGACGCGGGAGATTCTTCAGCAAAAGCGCCGCGACATGGGGCCGCACACTTTTTCCGCGCAGATTTTGCTCAACCCGAAGGCAGACGCGCTTCACGGCTTCAGACGTGAATGGCTGCGTCACTACAAGAGCGTGTCCGAATCCGCCGCCAAGCGCATGAACAAGTACATTATGGTGGATTCGGCTTCGAGCAAGAAGAAAGGCTCGGACTACACCGCAATGTGGTGCGTTGGGCTAGCATCGGACGGCAATTACTACGCGCTGGACATGGTGCGGGACAGACTCAGCCTTACCGAGCGCTCTAACCGCCTCTTTGTCATGCACCGCAAGTGGAAGCCGAAGCAGGTAAGGTACGAGCGCTATGGCCTCCAGGCCGATATTGAGCACATCCGTAGCGTGCAGGAATCCGAGAACTACCGCTTCGAGATTGTCGAAGTCGCGGGCAAGGCGGGAAAAGAGGACCGCATCGGGCGGCTGCTGCCAATTTTCGAGGAAGGCCGTTTCTACCTGCCCGAGAGCCTGCACGTCACCAGTTACGAAAAAGTGGTGGTCAATCTGGTGCAGGCGTTCATCGAGGAAGAATACGTTGCTTTCCCGGTAGGTCTGCACGATGACATGCTCGATGCCCTGGCGCGCATTGCCGAGCCGGATTTGAAGCTCGTCTGGCCGAAAGAAGGCGATACGGATATTGAACGCCCGCAGGAGCGCCGCGTGCGCTCTTCTAACGATTCCCTTGGCTGGATGGCGGCGTAGATGGCCGAGTACGAAAAGCCCGCCGCAACGCCCAAGGAAATCGTCACCGAGGCGCACGAGCGGTTCGCCCGCGCGCAGGAATTCTATTCCAAGTCGAGGAAGCTCGCCATCGAGGACACGAAGTTCGTCATGGGCGACTCTGACAATCACTGGCAATGGCCGGCGGAATACTTCGACGAACGATCGAGCGCGAAACGTGTTTGCCTAACCGTCAACACGACCTCACAACATTGTAACCAGATCATCAACGCCATCCGGCAGAATAAGCCGACGGGGAAGGTGTCCCCTGTTGACAGCGGCGGGGACAAACGAACTGCGGAAATGCTTGCCGGGCTCGTGCGCAACATCCAATCGGCTTCGAGTGCTGACGACGCCCACGATGTTGGCGCCGAGCACGCTGTTTACGGTGGCGAAGGCTACTGGCGCATCATTACAGAGTATGAGACGCCGACCTCGCACCGCCAAGTCATCAAGGTCAAAGCCTGTCCGAACCCGCAGCAGGTCTATATCGACCCGAACACAAAGGAACTGGACCGATCCGATGCCAGGTGGGGTTTCGTGTTCGAGGACATTCCAATCGAGCAGGGAAAACGTGAACATCCGGAAATCGACCCGAAATCATGGGGCGACGACTTGAAGGGCAACGCCTGGGTTGGCGAAGATACTTTCAGGCGGGCTGAGTACTTCTACTGCACCTACGAGAAGGATACGGCCTGTCTCTTGGCAGACGGTACTGGCGTCCTGAAATCAGCGCTGCCCGAAGGCGCGCTTGTCGTCAAGGAACGGCCTACAGAAATCACGAAGTGGCACTGGTGCAAGTTGGTAGGAGGTCATGACAAGCCGGTGATGGAAAGAGACTGGCTTGGAGAATTCCTGCCGATTATCAGCGTGGTAGGCCGGGAAGTGAATGTGGACGGAGAAATGGTCAGGAAGGGTCAGGTGCGCGACCTGAAAGACCCGGCCCGGATGGTGAACTACGCCTACTCCGAGACGGTGCAGACGCTTGCGCTTCAGAACAAGATTCCGTACCTTGCCGCCGCCGAAGCGATCGAGGGCCACGAGGCGGAATGGAAGTCCGCGAACACATCGACTGACGCAGTGCTGCTATTCAATGCGTTCGATAGCACCGGGAACCAGTTGCCGGCGCCTAAGCGCCAGGAACCAGCCGTCATGCCTGCCGCGCAGATTCAGTTGCTCCACTTGTCAACCGAGCAGATGCGGGCCTCCAGCGGGCAGACGAATTCAAACTTCGGAATCAAGAGCGAGGCGGCTTCAGGCATCGGCATCGAACGTCTGAAGGTGCAGGGCGAAATCGCCACGTTTCACTTTCCGGACAATCTTGCCCGTGCTCTACGCTACGAGATGCGCGTCATCATCAACCTGATCCAGAAGTATTACGACACTTCGCAAATCGTGCGCATCCTTGGCGTGGACGGAAAGGAAGAACACGCCCGCCTTGACCCTGGCGCAAAGGTTCCGTATTCCGAGCAGATGGGTGTGAACGGTGAAATCCAGAAGATTTTCAACCCGCTACTCGGGCGGTACGACGTGGCGATCGACACCGGGCCGTCTTTCATGACACAACGTCAAGAAGGGGCTGTGCGCCTGAATGAGCTTGCCGGAAAGAATCCGCAACTGATGGCGATGGCGGGAGACCTTATCATGGAGGCGCAGGACTTCCCCGGAGCTGAGAAACTGGCTCAACGCCTTGAAAAGACCCTGCCGCCTGAACTGCGTGATGGCGGGCCGCCAGCGCTTCCGCCTCAAGTGCGGGAGCAGATGCAAGCCATGCAGCAGCACATCGCGGAACTCACGCAAGCACTCAAGGAGGCTGAATCCGGCGTACAGGCGACGATGGCGAAAGTCCATGTGCAGTCGCAAGCCGATCAGGCAAAGCACGAGGCCAGGCTTCAGGAGATTTCGCAGGAAGGGGTTTTGAAGCATCAGATGCAGGAGAACGAAATCGAACTCGCCCGTAGAAAGGCTCTGGCGGAGCACCAGTTGAGGGAGGATCAGGCCGTAAGCGATGCCGGCTTCGAGAAGTGGAGCGCTGAATTGAAGGCGCGTACCGCCATTGAAGTTGCAGAGATTTCCAAGGGCGCGCAGATCTCAGTCGCGCAGATTCAAGCCGCCAGTCAAGCGGTGCAGGCACAGACAGCAGCGGCAAACAAAGCTACTACGGAGGTATAAGTCATGGCAACACCGTCCCAAACCAACTACGCGCCATCGAACCTGTCTGCCGAGGACGCATTTGCCATCACGCCTTCGGATACGGTCAACTTCGCCAACGTCGTGCGCGGAATCTACATCGGAGTGTCAGGCGATGTGGTCGCGGTAACGCCTGCCGGAAACGTGCTCACGTTCAAGAATGCGCAGTCCGGGTCGGTGCTGCCGGTTAGAGCTTCCCGCATCAACAGCACATTAACGACTGCGACGAATCTGATAGGGCTGCTCTGAAAACATGATCGGCATCGGCATCGGGTTGTGGAATGGAAGCCGCGCAGTCGGTATTGCGCCTTCCTTTTACCTGCCGCTTAACGACTTGGGAAACGGGATCGTAAATCTCGTTCCGGGCAGTGCTTTCGGTTCTCCGACTCCGACCTTCACCCGCGCCTCGGCCGCGTGGACGAAGCTCTCCTCAGGTCTTTGGGCGCAGGTAGCAACTGGCGTAGCACGTTCCGCCTACATCGGCCAGAACACGGCGGTCGGTGCCTATGGTGGTTACTTCCCCGAGCCAGCCGCGACTCAGCTAGTCACGCCGACCGCGAGCATCCGCGACATGACCGACGCGAGTTGGGCGAAGGTCAACGTGACGGCGGCAAAGAACGCGACCGGCATCGACGGCGTTGCGAACTCGGCCAGCACGATCACGATCACGGTAGGCGGTGGCACTATCCTGCAAACGCTTGTCGCTGCGGCTTCGTTTCGCACCTACAGCGCATTCGTCCGCCGCAAGACCGGAACAGGAACGCTCGTCATCCAGCAGGGCGTGACGACTTCGGATGTGACCGCAAGCCTGAACAGCGTTACCTACGCCCGCGTCCAGTTGAACGCGAACGTGCTGAATTCGGCCTACGGCTTCACTGGCGGAACTGCCGGGGATCAGTTCGAAATCGATTTCCATCAGTTCGAGGCGTTAGGTACGACTGCGCCGCAGGCAACAAGCCCGATGGCGACCGCAGGCGCGGCAAGGGCTATTGATTCTCTGACCTACGCTAGCGCGGGCAACATGGACTTCACGCAAGGTTCTGCCTATGCGGAGTTGTCGCTTTCAGGTGGTCCTATTAGCGGAGCAGGCGCTCTGGCTGCAACGGCGAACGGCAGGATGCTCCACACGGACGCGACGACTTCAATCCGCGTCTATGACGGCGTGACGAACACGGTGAAAGCCGGATTGACCGACATGGCGACCGGAGTGCGAAAACGCGCAAGCTCGTGGGGCGCTGCCGGAATGTCCGTCACCGGCGACGGCGCAGCACCGGCAACCAGCGTTTTCGACGGATCGATGGGATCAGGCCCGGTAATCGAAATCGGCGCGCAAGGCGGCGCTGCACTGTGGCGCGGAACCATCGCCAATGTGAGGATATTTGCGCTGCAGAACTCTGATGCTTGGCTTTCGAGCATAACGGCATGAAAACGAATACGCACCCGGACGATTCCGGGGTCTGGCCGCAAGGTCATCCTAAGAAGGAACGAAAATGGCAGAAGCAGAGCAGTTGAGTGTGGAAGTCTCGCCGGTTGCGCCGGCGCCGGCAGCTACGCCGGAACCAGTAGCACCCGCACCTGGAACCACTGAGACCCAGAAAGGCGAAGTCAATACTCAGGCTGAAGAAAAATCGTTTACGCAAGCAGAGTTGAACGAAATCATTCAGAAGGAAAAAGCGAAGGCCGAATCGAAGGCCGAACGCAGGGCTTTGAAAGCGTACAAGGAAACGCTGGAGCGCCTGATCCCGCAAAGGCAAGCAACCGAAGCTGCGTCAACCGTCCGCCCCGAACGTGCTAAGTTCAGCACCGACGAGGAATGGGTTGAAGCCGTAGCCGACTGGAAGATTGCCGAACGCGACAAATCGGGGCGCGCAGAAAGAGCGCAGGAACAGCAACGGACGATGGTGGACAGGACGGAAGCACTCTACGCGCAAGCGCAGAAGCTACCCGCCTTCGACCGCGCCGCATTCGATGACCTACCGCTAACGCAGGTAATCGCGTCTGCGGTCATCGAATCGGACATCGCACCTAGGCTGATGACGTTCATGGCGGAGAATCCTGAAGAAGTAGCGCGCATCGCAAAGCTCTCGCCGGCAAGACAAGCGGCCGAATTGGGAAGGATGGAAGCGAAGATTTTGTCCGCTCCGCCTCCCGCACAGGTATCGAAAGCACCGGCACCGATCGAACCGATTGGCACCAACCGCGCGGCGTCAACAAAAGACCCGTCGGACATGAGCCAGAAGGAATTCGAGAAGTGGCGCAAAGAGCAAATCGCTCGAAGGGGATCGGGCTAACGCCGGGAGGCGCCGTCCGCACTCTCCTTAAACAGTCTAACGCCGAGAGGCGCTGAAGGAGTTTTAGATCATGTCTAATGTGCTTAAAGTGGTTGATCTTGTTTTGAAGGAGAGCTTGCGGCTCGCGCATGAGAAACTAACGTTCATCGGAACGGTGGACCGGCAATACGACAAGTACTTTCAGTACGAACCCAATCGCGGACCCAACGGCCAGACCATCCGGGTCCGAGAACCGAACCAGTACGTTCGCCGCCAGGGTTCCCGCGTGATGGAAGTTCAGGATCAGAATGAAACCACGCAGAACATCACGCTCGCAACGCAAGACGGTGTGGATATGCGATTCAACTCGCAGGAACTGATCCAATCTGTCAACAGCGGCGCTGCGTTCGATGACCTGTCGAAGAACTACATCGAACCGGCAATGGCTGTGCTGGTATCTGGAATCGAATCCGATTTCCTGGCCTACTGCACGAAGGCCACCGCGAACTCGGTCGGAACGGCTGGAACCGGGATTACCACGCTCGTCGTCCCTGGCGCCGCCAGGGCGAAGCTGAATCAAGCCCTTGCCCCAAAGGGCGACCGCTCGATCCAGATGGATTCGGTGACGATGGGCGGGCTCGTGAACGGTGTTGCGTCCTACTTCAATCCGTCCAATGCAATCGCTGAGCAGTACCGAGAAGGCATGGTGGCGCGAACCGCGATGGCCGACTACTACGAGAACGAGCGCCTGTGGACGTTGACCAATTCCGATGACGTGACGGGCAATACCAACGGCGCCGCGACGATGGCTAACGGGCAGGCAACGCTCGGAATCGGAACCGACATCGGGATCACGAAGCAAGTCGTAGGTTCCGTGTTCACCGTTGCCGGCGTCTATGACGTTCATCCGGAGACGAAAGCCGCCTATCCGAGCCTGAAGCAGTTCACCATCGTAACGCCTGCGGCTGCGAACCCGGTAATTTCTCCTACGATCTATCTCACCGGGCCGAAGAAGAACGTAGCCACGTCAACCGGAGCTGACCTGAACGGCACGACCGACTGGCAAACGAAGGCGGTTGTCTTTGTCGGCCTCGCATCGACTTCCTACGTCGAATCGCTGATGTACCACAAGGAAGCCTACCAGTTCGTTACGGCCGACTTGCCGTTGATGGACGACGCCCACAAGTGCCAGCGCGCGGTGAAAGACGGTATTTCGATGCGCTGCTGGATGGGATCGGACATTCGCAACGACGAACTGCTGATGCGTCTGGACATCCTCTACGGCATGGCCGCGCTTCGGCCTGCTTGGGGCTGCCGCATGATCGGCGCAGCGAACGCTTAACCGAAACTTTTTGAAAAGGAAACAGCATCATGCCATCTTATGAACAAGTGACGTACAACAGCCCGGACGGCGCGATTATCGGGTCATCGGCCACGGAAAAGGTATCGTTCTACGGGGCGGTCCCCGTAGTGCAGCGGCCGTATTCCAGCGCGGTACACGCGACTTCGGCGCTGGTGACTTCCGCCGGCAGCCTGTTTGTCGCAAGCCATCTGGCCGCGCTTCAGGAAATCCAGTTGACCCTGATAGGGTTAGGCGTCTGGGCCACTGCGTAATTGTCTCAACTATTTTTTCACTGTTTTAACTGAAAAGGAATCATCATGGCAAACGTAACATTTGACGACGTGCTGGCGAAGGTGAAGTACCAGGGTCTGCGGATCGACGCGATCGAGGCGCAAGTGGCTAGAATCAGCGCTGAAAAAGCTACCGCCGCTGCGGCCAGGGCCAAGCAAAAGCCGCAGTCCGATGCGGTGGAAAACCATTAAAAGCTCAACGAAATCGACGCCGAGCTGAACGTGAACCACGACAAGATCAATGCGCTTGTCGCCAAAGCTGGCGAAGCGGCGAAGCCTGTGCCGGCTCTGCCGCCCTCGCTCATCGTCGATAATCCGCCGTTCGGTCAACCCGGCCACGTCCTGCAACCGGGCGAAGTCGGCTACGTCGCGCCGTAACCAACAGACGGGCGGGCTTCGGCTCGCCCGTTTTTGAAAGGATACGATGCCTGAACAACGAAAGCTCGCAAAGCATGTAGTGTTTTGCGTGCCTACCATCGTCAAGCCGTACCAGTGCTGCCTTGACAGCATCAGGGCATCGGTGCCGCTGCTTGAAGCCGCAGGATGGGCGCATTCTCTGGTGTACGAAATTGGTTCGCCCTATATTTCCTGCGCGCGTTCCGTCATGCTGAGGAAGGCACTCGACGCGATGGCGACGCACATCGTTTTCATTGACCACGACCTCGCTTGGGATGCGCAAGACCTGCTGACGCTGATCGAGGCAGAAGGCGATGTTGTATCCGGCAATTACCGATTCAAGACCGATGAAGTGGAATTCATGGGGACACTGATTCCTGACATTCAGGGCTTGCCGCAGGTGAGGGCTGATGGCGCGGTGAAGGCGCATTTCATTCCGGCCGGGTTCCTGAAGGTCACTCGGAATGCTGTCTCGCGTTTCATCGCCGCGCACCCTGAACTGTGCTACGGGGATAGGTGCAACCCGAGTGTTGACCTGTTCAATCACGGGGCGATAGATTGGATGTGGCATGGCGAAGATTTCGCCTTCTCTCGGCGCTGGCGTGCGCTTGGCGGCGACCTGTGGATATTGCCGAAGCTCAACCTTGTTCATCACAACCCGGACAAGGGATATGGCGGCACGTTCCACGACTACCTTCTGTCTTGCCCTGGTGGAAGCGAGTCCGCGAATCCGGTTCCGCCACAACGCTTGAGGGCGGCATGATGGGAATGACCGGCACTCTCCTGCACCCCGGCTGCGGACACGAACCGCTGCCCACTTGGGCGCACGGGGTGACGGAAGTGCGCCTGGACATCGACCCGGACTGCAAACCGGATATTGTCGCCAGCATCACGGAGTTGGGCGACATCGGGCCGTTCGACCATATCTACACGGCGCACACGCTGGAACACCTGTACGACTACGACGTGCCGAAGGCGCTCTCGGAGTTCCTGCGCGTGTTGAATCCTGGCGGCAGCGTCATTATTTTCGTGCCTGACGTGGAGGGCGTGACCTGTAACCGTGAAGTTCTCTATGAGTCCCCCGGCGGACCAATCTGCGGGTTGGACCTGTATTACGGCAAGACTTCATACGTGCGGCAGAATGCGTACTATGCGCACCACACGGCGTTCGTTTCAGAAACGCTTGCCGATGCGTTGTGCAGCGCCGGATTCGATCAGGTAACGGTGAAACGTATGCCTGACCATAACCTTATGGCTGTCGGAAAAAAAGGAGCAAAGCAGCATGAAACTGATGAAATGGCCTGACAATAGCGGTTGGATGCACGCGGCCGACGGCGAAGTGGAAACGCTCAAGAAAGCCGGATGGGTGGTTTCGAACAATGAAGAACGACAGAAGATCATCGCGGCCAAGCACGGAACGGAACCTGAAGAAGTGGTGGACCCCGCCGAAGACCTCGACGTGCTCCGAAGCGCGTATGAAGCGAAGCACGGCGCACCGCCTGACAAGCGTTGGGGACCGGGCAGGCTCATGAAGGAAATCGGATAATGGCAACCGCAGGCGGCGTCATCACGGCAAGCCTGCGAAAAATCGGCATCCTGGCCGAAGGCGAAACCGCGTCCGCAGAAATGGCGACGGATGCGCTCGAAGTCATGAACGACTTCATCGACGCGATGGCGCTGGAAAACCTGCTGATTCACGCCACGCAGGATCAGCAGTTCACTTGGCCGGCGAACAACGCCACGCGTACGCTCGGTCCAAGCGGCAACTTCATCGGCATCCGGCCTGTGCGCCTCGAGCCAGCCACGTTCTACCACGACGCCGCATCCGGTCTTGACTTCGCGCCAATTGCACTAGTCGATCAGCAGGAATTCAACGAAATCAGCCTGAAGGCGCTCACGTCTCCATTCCCTATAGCCATGTTCGTCAACTACACGATGCCGAACATCACCATGCAGATTTGGCCTATTCCCACCATCGACCTACTCTGGCACTTCGTGAGTCTGCTGGAACTTACACAGCCAGCAGTGCTGGCGACTGTGCTTTCCATCCCGCCTGGGTACAGGCGCTTTTTCAAGTACCAGCTCGCCGTCGAACTGGCCTCGGAATTCGGCATTGAAGCGCCAAAAACCGTGCAGCGCATCGCGGCATCCGAAATGCGCGCGGTCAAGCGCATGAACAAGGTGGACATGGCGCAACGACTTCCAGCAAACCTCGTGCGCACGAGATCGCACATCCTGTCCGGGGTATGACGTGGACGTGAACATGCTCGCTCGCGCCTTGGCCGACCCGGCCTACTGGAAGGATGTAGGCAGTCGCGTTCATCCTGGGATCATCAACGCGCTCGCGCAGGCTCTGGATTCAGGCGGGCCGCCGCCTTCTGGTGGCCCTGAGTGGGAAGCGATGGTGAGAAGGCGCGAGGCACTTGATGCCGCACCGCAGGCACCGTGGAAGCAGAATATCACGGACGGTCTTGAGAAGTACATCCAGAGGATGAACCAGCGGTGAAGAGCCCGATTCTAGGTGCCTCCTACATGGCACGCAGCCCGAATGCGGCGGCGAACCGTTGTGTAAATCTTTTTCCTGAAATTGTGACGGAAGGCGGCAAAGAACCTGCCTTCCTCTCCCGCTGTCCCGGCCTGCGCCTGCTCGCCACGGTCGGCGTTGGACCGATCAGGGGACTTCGCAAGTTTGGCGAATTCGGCTACGTGGCATCCGGGCAGCAACTATTCAAGATCAGTTCCACATGGAACAGTGCGTTTGTTGGAACCATTTCAGGCGCAGGGCCTGTTTCGCTTGCCGACAACGGCATCCAGTTATTCGCTGCCTGCAACCCGGACGGATTCATCTACAACGCGCAGACGAACGTATTTCAGGAAATCACAGATCCTGACTTCGCAGGCGCCGTGCAGGTAGGCTATCTGGACGGCTATTTCGTGTTCAACGAACCTGAGTCGCAGAAGTTCTGGGTAACGAGCCTGTTGGACGGCCTTGCGATAGACCCGCTCGACTTCGCCAGCGCGGAAGGTGCTCCAGACCTTCTGCACGGCCTGACGATAGATCACCGCGAGGCGTGGCTGTTCGGGCAGAATTCGATTGAAGTCTGGATCAATGCAGGAACCGCAGATTTCCCGCTCCAGCGCATCGAAGGCGCACTGATCGAAATCGGCTGCGTATCGCCCTATACCGTGGCGAAACTGGACAATTCGCTGTTCTGGCTTGGGGATGATGCGCGCGGGCCGGGCATCGTGTACCGGGCGAACGGCTATGTCGGAAAGCGCGTGTCCACGCACGCCGTCGAATCCGCCATTCAGGGCTACGCGACGATTACCGACGCGTTAGCCTTCACCTATCAGCAGGGCGGTCATTCGTTCTACGTGCTCCAGTTTCCGAGTGCTGACAGGACGTGGGTATATGACGTGGCTACCGACAAATGGCATGAGCGCGCAGGCTTCAATCAAGGCGCACTGACGCGGCACCGTTCCAACTGCATGATGAACTTCGGCGGCGAAATCGTCGTCGGGGACTACGACAACGCGAACCTGTACGCGCTCGATCTGAATGTTTATGCAGACGCCACGCTGCCGCAGCCGTACCTGCGCGCATGGCGGGCGCTACCGACCGGAAAGAACAACCTGCAACCGAGCAGCCACCACAAGTTGCAACTCGATTGCGAGGCGGGCGTGGGACTGACGACCGGGCAGGGAAGCGACCCGCGCATTGACTTGCGCTGGTCTGACGACGGCGGGCATACGTGGTCGAATTACCACAGTCGCTCACTTGGGAAGATTGGCGAGACAGGGCGCCGCGTCATCTGGCACCGGCTCGGGCAGACGCAAAAGCTGAATGACCGGATTTATGAAGTGTCGGGGACGGACCCAACGCGCATCTGCATTACTGGCGCGGAACTGTCCGCAGAGGGCCGGACATGATGAACCTGGCGCTGGCGCGCATCCCATTCCTCAATCCTGACGGCACCGTGTCGCGGCCGTGGTTGCTGTACCTTACAGACCTTACCTCCTTCGTCAATAGCACTGCCAGCACCGCGCAGACTGCTGTTTCAATGATCGGCTTCGATGCCTCTGACAGTGGAGGCGGCGATTCAAGCGGCTCGGATATGGTAATTCCGGGTCCGCAGGGATTGGCAGGTGTAGATGGGAAATTCGTTCCCGGACTTGACGGGCAGGACGGCGAGGAAGGATTGATTGGCCCGGCAGGCATTCAAGGCCCGCAGGGGCCGATTGGCCCTCCAGGTTCAGGCAGTGGCGGTGGCGTGTCGATTCCCGGCATGGACGGTATCGACGGCGAGGATGCCTTTCCTATGCCAGGGACTGCTGGTGCTGCCGGAGCAACGGGTAGCGCCGGCGCTGCTGGCTTGGCCGGAAGGCCGGGGCTCGATGGGATTGACGGTGAAGATGGCGAGCGTGGTGTTCCAGGCCCGGCCGGTGCAGCAGGAATCAGCGGCTTTACGATTCCAGGCAGCGACGGCGACGACGGGTTGGACAGTTTCATTCCTGGGCCGGCCGGTCCGCAAGGTGCGACAGGACCGGCAGGCTCAGGTGGTGGCGGCGCAATGGCCGTTCCCGGCATGGATGGCGCAGATGGTGACGATGCAATGCCTGTCTATATGCCAGTGCCGATGACGCTCTTTCCCCTTTCAAAAATGTCCACTGACGCGGTGGAAATCCTTTCCATTCCATCCGGATTCCAGTTCATGTGCGTAGGCGATTTCACCAATAATGGCGCGATCAATAACCTTGGCAGTATGGCCACGCTATGAGCACCTACACCGCAGTCGAGCAGGCCACACCGTCAACGCCATCTGCCAATCAGCAAGTGTTGTATCCCAAGGTCGGCGGCTGGTTTTTCAAGAACGCGGCAGGGGTAGAGCAGGCGTTTCAGAGTTCGATCAATTGGTGGTGCGGCACGTCGGGCGGGTCCGCAAATGCGCAGACGCTCACGCCATCGCCCGCTATCGTTTCGTATGCCGCCGCTGTCGGGCAGGAATTTGCGTTCGTTGCCGGATTCACGAATACCACAGCGATGACGATTGCTATCAGCGGGCTTGCCGCGCTCAACACGACGATGGGGATTATTGCGTTGCCAGCGGGCGGCGTCGCTATCGGCAGGATTTACGTTGCGCTGATCGAGTCGGCTACCAGTATCCGTGTGGCACCATATGACACCTCCAGCGTGGACGGGGACACCTTCAATGGCACGATCCAGACAGCAACCGGAACGACCACGATTGCCCCAATCAATATGCCAGCCGGGGTTGTTAAAACCTCCCTGCAAGCTATTGGTGATGTTGAATTTGATGGGGTAGCACGATACTTTACTAATGACCTCACCAATGGGCGAGGGTTCGATGACCGCTGGCAGTTGTTCCGGCTTGCTGCGAACGGCTCGGCTTCAAATCCTATTCAGGATTTTTTCGGGGCGAATGATGGCATCCCGATGATTGCCTCCGCCGTGTATGAGATAGAGTGGCATTGCTTTTTTGCTATTGCCGCCTTGGGCGGGACGGTTACGTGGACACTCACCAATACCGGAACCTTGACCAACATGGTCGCCAATTACCAAGCTGTATCTGCCGCTGCTGGTTTGGCTGCGATAGGTACATCCCGTGCTGCTGGTGTTGTCACAAGCACAACCGCTACACAGGCGTTGCCAGTATCGGATACGTTGACCATCACCACGAACCATTATCACATCGTCCGGGCGTTGATAGAGCAGAATGGCGCTGGAAACCTTAGGTTAAGAATAACCTGCGGAGCGACCACTACTGCGCTGCCATTGCGCGGAAGTTACTTCAAGGTCCGTCGATTACCGGCAGGCAACACCGGGACGTTCGTGGCATAACTTTAGGAGAATGAATCATGGCTGGGCAACTCAAGAAGATTTCCGGGCCGGCATACCTGGCGAATGCAGCGGCGGATATTTACACGCCAGCAGCGGCCACCATCTACACCGTCATCAGGCAAATCCACATCGCCAACGTGACAGCGGGCGCGGTGACGTACACGCTCTACGTCGGCGCAACCGGAGGCTCTGCTGCGGGGACCGAAATCGCAAAGGGTGTTTCCGTTCCGGCGAATAGTTCAGTCGATCAGTTTTTCGCGCCCGGCCTGAAGATGACTTCAGCAGACTTTCTGAGCGGCCTTGCCAGCGCTGCGACCTCGCTGACAATAACAGTGATCGGCGAGCAGAACGTGGTGTAAATATGAACGCGGTTCCTTCAGTGAAGATGCGCGCCAGCGTGCTGGAATTGCAAGCGGTAATGCGCGAGATGCCGCAGGCCGAAGGACTGGTGACGACGCATTTCTTTGCCGATGGAATGTACGCGCGCGCCCTGTTCCGTCCTGCCGGGACTCTCATTGTTGGCAAGGTCCACAAGAAAGAGCATTTTTACATTGTGGCGCGAGGCCGCGTGCAGATAGAGCAGGAAGTATTTGAAGCGGGAACAGTGCTAGTGTCGCAGCCTGGAACTAAGCGTGCTGTGCTCGCGTTGGAGGATTCAATCTGCCTCACCGTGCATCGGACTGATCTAACGGTGCTGGACGCAATCGAGAAGGAAATAGTCGAGGAAGATACGTTAGCGCTTTTCAACAGCAGCAATGAACTGAAGCAGCCGCAATTGAGCGGAAAGGTAGGGTAGCAAAATGTCATGGATTGCCGCAGCAATTGGTGGATCAGCTTTACTCGGATACATGGGTTCGCAGTCTCAGGCTGATGCTGCATCCGGTGCTGCGAGAACATCAGCAGATGCTACCCGCTACGGCATCGACATAAACAAGCAGATTTACGACCAGACGCGAACCGATCAGGCGCCGTGGCGTCTGGCAGGTATTGGAGGACTGAATAAACTAGCGCAAGGGCTTGGCGTTCCTGGTATGCCGCTTGATGCTACAGCGCTTCGCGCGCAACTTCTGCCACAATTCACGCGCAGCGGTTCCGTCCCTGGCAGCGCTTCCGGTGGTGCGCAGTCATGGAACGGCCCGATTACAGACAATCCAGCAATGGGTGTGTTTCCTCAGCAAAACGCAGTAAGCGGGCAAACGATTGACGAAGCCGGATTGCAGGCAGCCATAAACAACGCACTCGCAAAGCAGAGCACAGATCAGGCTGCGACTGCGCGTTCTCCCGATTACGGGTCACTGCTGCGCCCATTCGCAATGTCGGACTACCAAGCCGATCCTGGCTATGCGTTCCGCAGGTCTGAGGGATTGCGCGGGCTTGAACACAGCGCGGCCGCGCGTGGCGGGCTGCTCTCAGGCGGTGCTATGCGCGGACTCGACCGCTACAACTCCGACCTAGCATCGAACGAATTCCAGAACGCATACAACCGATACGGCACAAATCAGACGAACCAGTACAACCGCCTCGCAAGCATGGCAGGACTTGGGCAGACAGCGAACACGGCACTCGGTCAGGCGGGGCAGAACTACGCTACAGGCGTCACCGGACTGTCGCAGACCAATGCAACAAACCAAGGCAACGCGCAACTGTTTGCGGGACAGGCGCGGGCATCGGCCTACGGCGGTGTCGGGAATTCCTTGATGAAGTACAGCATGGGTGGAGGATTCGGCGGTGGTGGCGGCGGTGTTGATTTCAGCAACCCGGATTACATGGCCTACCTGAACGCGCAATACTAGGAGCGCAGCATGAGCGGACTTATCAATTTCGGCTTGCTCGATCCAGAAACGTCGTGGAAGGGGATTAACGCCTTCGACCCGCAGAAGAACGCGCTCATGCAGGCGCAGTTGCAACAGGCGCAGGGGGCGAACAAGCTACAGGAATACTCACTTTCGCAGGCGCAGCGTTTGGACGTTCAGCAAAACGCATTGCAGCGGATGGTTCAATCTGGATTCGATCCGAACAATCCAGATCACATAAACAAGTTGTTGATGTTCGGTAAGCCGGGAATGGAACTCGCTAAAACCATCAACGAATCGAAAAAAAGCTCCGCAGAAACAGGCGCGAAACTTACCGAAACAACGCACAAGACGCTGGCAATGCAGCGCGATCAACTGGCCGGCGTGAACGATCCACAGGCAATGGCTGCATGGGTGCAGTCGCAGTACACGAACCCTGACACCGCTAGATTCATGGCTACTACCGGAACTGCCGCATCGTCTATCGCCAAGATTCCGCAAGACCCTGCCGCGTTCGCCCAGTACAAGCAGCAAGTTGCTTTGGGAATGACGAAGTTCATCGAGCAGAATAAGCCGACGATTCACATGCAAAACCTTGGCGGCGCTTCGCAAGTGGTTTCTGTTCCTGGGCTCGGCGGTGATCCATCTGTGTTGAGCAGAACGCCCACGACGCAGACCCCTGACGCCATGCAGACTGACCAGCGCGTGCGCAGCGAAGGGGCGCTCAATCGCGGCGTCACCATACGCGGGCAGAACATGACCGATACCAGGATGCGCGACACTCCGCATTACGTCATCGGCACTGACGAATCCGGCCAGCAGATCGTTACTCCGTTCACCAAGGAAGGAATGGGTACGCCCGCTAAGACAGGGGCGATGAATCCGAGCTGGATGACGCAGGGTGTCATTGCGGAGCGGCAACTACGCGGACAACTGGACAAATCCATTGCACCACATCTTCAAACTCTCGATGCGGCGCAGAAATTCGAGCAGATCAGGGCAAGCGGTGACAATTCAACCGCCAATCAGATGCTCGCTCAACAGATTGCGCAAATGTCAAAAGCAGGTTCGAGAGCAATGCTGCCGCAGAAACAACTCGAACAGATTCTTGGGACTACATTCGAGGGCAACGATATTCCTGGACGCATAGCTAATTACGTTTCGCAACTGGCAAGCGGAACACGCACTGCGGAGCAGGACAGGAAACTGAGTGCCGTAGCCGATGCCATGTCGCTTGCCGCAGCGCAGCGGGTGGGGCAGGAAATTCAGAACACAGTTGCGCGTACACCGGCTGGAACGGACGCGGAACGCATTGTAGGAACAGCGCCTCGCATCTATGGGAGATACATCATCACGCCAACAGGAAAGGTGTATGCAGGAAAGGACTCTGCGGACGCTCAGGCAAAACTTGCTGCAATGAAAAAAGCGGCTGGTGAATAATGGCTGACTGGGACGCTCTTGCCGCAGATGCAGGGGTTGCGCCGGCAGAAATGCCGAAGGCGCAGAAGGCACCTGAAAAGCAGAAAGTCAGTTACCAGCCGCTTCGCTTTGCTGGTGACGTTGCTGCGCGTGCTGCAGGAGTGTTCGCAGGATGGCCTGCGGACACAGCGGCTAACCTTATAAATCTCGGAATTGCCGGATACGGGACACTGAAAGGCGGGCTTGGAAGCACCGACCTTCCTGAGATAATACAGAACCACGTTGGAGGCAGCCAACAGATCACGCAGGGCTATCGAAACATTCTTGCAGAGGCTGCTGGCTCTCCACCGGGGGGCGTGCAACCACAGTATCCGGGGCAGGAATTTCTAGGCAATGTCGGTGAACTGACAGGCGGAGCATTGGTCGGAGGCGTTCCTTCAACATACGGTCAGGCGGCTCGTGTGGCCGGATCAGTGTTTGGCACAGAAGCAGGACGGCAAGCAGCAACAGCTATCTCGCCTAACAGTACGGTCGCTCCTATAATCGGGCAACTGGCTGGAGGCGTAGCAGTCCCGTCTATGGTTCAGGGCCGGGGCCAGGGCGCGCAGGCACTATACCAAGCAGGAAAGAATGCTCTCGGCGGCGCACAGGCGCAGGCTGTCCCTGTCGCTGAAAACATCATCGGAAAGAACGTGCGCGCCGCAGTGCAGGGCGATCCGAACGCAGCAGCGAATATCACCGAGGCATTGAGGCTGCAAGGCGTTATTCCAGGGGTCACGCTATCCACGGCGGAAATGACCGGCAATCCGAGCTTGGCGACGATGCAGTCGCGCTATTCCGCTCTGAGTCCTGCCAACACGAATGCTGAACTTGCAAGGCAAGCAGCGAACAAAACGGCGCTATCCGATGCCATGCAAAACAGGATGCCTGACGGTTCCGCGTCTCCCAATGAGCCAAGGAACGCAGTCAATCGCTCACTTGCAGAGCAGGGAACTACGGTAGCAGAAAAACAGGGCGCACTATCAGGTAGCCTTACCAATACGAGCCAACGCGAAGCAGGTCAGAATCTATTGGATATTGCAAACGCCGAACGTCAGACAGCAAAAACCAAGGTCGTTCAGCCTGCCTACAAGAAAGCATTCGATGCTGCAGGCGATGCCAAGATAGACGTTACGAACGTGCTCTCTGACGCTGAAAAGATACTCGGCCGCAAACTCTCTGAATTCGCGCCTGAGACTGCGCCCAATACCGTGCGCGCGCTTCGCTCGTTCGAGCCCGCAAAGGACAAGTGGGCTGAAATATTCGGGGAGCCTGTTTCCGTTCCAGAAGGAACACCCAAGCCGAAGCCGGAAGCCACGCTGCAGCAATTAGACGACGTGCGCAAGGCGATCAACGCGGACATTCAGCAGGCTAAGGTGTCCATGTCTCCTACCGCAGATATGACGTTGCGCAATCTCAAGAAGTTGCACGGTGCAATTGATAGCGCAGTCTCCGAGAGTGCAACGCTTTCCGATACTGCGAAAACAGCCTATTCAGATGCGTTGAATACGTACAGAGAGCAATACGTTCCTCGGTTCAAGGAAGGCGTGAACGCTAACCTGTATCGAAAAACTTCACTGAACGAACAGAGGCTCAATCCTGACGACGTGGTAAGTACGTATTTTCAGCCTGGCGGCGAGCGGGAAGCCGGGCAGTTCGTCAAGTTGTTTGGCAAGAATCCTGAAGCAATACAGCAGGCGAAAGGCGGGATAGAGGACTTGTACCGGCAGAGCGTTGTCGATCCGCAGACAGGAAACATAGACCCTGCTGCGCACGCGCGCTTCATGGCG